CTATAATCACCTTCTAGTTCTTCTACTTTTGCTTTTAACTCTTCTTCACTCTTGAGAAGTTTGTTTAAAAACATCCAGCATAAATAACCCAGTGCTAAGACAGCAAAGCCTAATACCCCATACTGTGTTAATACTTCAAAGGGACCAAATGACATTATTTCCTAGTTTTTCTCTTTACTACTTTTTTTTCTGTAAGCTCTTCTTTCATCTTCTTGTTCTCATCAAGATATCTCTTAATAAATAACCAAGCAACATAACCAAGAGCTAATACTGCTAATCCTAGAGGACCGTAGTCTGCTAGTTGTCCAAATACACCAAAATCTGGTGCTGTTGTTTCTACTGCTGTTGTATCCATTATCTTTGTAATATTAGTTGTTTAACTGCATCAGATAATTCAGCAACACTCTTAGCTAAGTTTTTAATCTCAAGTTGAGTCTGTTCCTGAATGGCCTGATATTTTAATCTTGATTCTTGTTCTACAAGTTCAATTTTTCCTTTTAGTTTGCCTAGGCTTTCTGTATTGTTTCTAACATCTGTGTGAATGATTCTTAGAAAGTATCCAATAACTCCTGTTACTGCAATCAGTCCCCACTGTATGAGCTGTGAAATTTCCATCATTTAATAATTAATCCTGTAGTTAGTATTCCATTCAGTATAAAAGAGATATTTCTTTGTCTCTTTAGTTTCTTGATATCAAAAGCTTGTGCTGTGATAATAGTATCCTGAGAGTTTATAATATATCTCTGTGCTACTATAATGGTATCTTGGGCAGCTATAATTACATCTTTCTCTTTGTCTCTACGGTAGAGAACATGGATCATTGTATCCTGGATCTGTGTAATTTTAAAAGTATCTCTGGAGTTTTTAACTTTTTCTAACTCTGCTTGTAGATCAAAAAGTCCATGGTTGAGTTCATCAATAATAACTTTGCTATTATCTATTGCTTTACCTTGCTGTTTAATTACAGTTTCCTTACCTTGAATTCTAGTTTCAATAGTCTTCTGTGTACTTACCGGATATACTTGCTTAGGGCTACGCATAAGTAAGAATATACACATAGTAGCTAAAGCAACTTGTAGTAATAGAGATATGTTAGACTTATTAAGCATATAGTATAATTTACTAAAAATTTAGATAGGTTCCTCTTCTGTAGGACTATATTCTGCAGTAATAGGGTATCCAGCAAAAGCATGTTTAGGATTTGCAGGTTCTACTAAATTAGCACCGAAGTTATACATCTCTGTTGACATCACATCATAATGATAACCATTAGCATATACAGGTGGCTCAGCAGTTGGGTCTAAGCAGATGATGCCTATTTCAACAACAGCCTGTACGCCTTCTCCGTATGTATAACCTTCCTCTTGAGGTACTAAAATATTCTTTGCAATCAAGTCAGCTACTGCTTGGTCTTTATTTGCGTATGTAAGCTTAAATATATTCATCATTAGGTTGTTAAGGCTATACATTGAGTATCAGTAAGTGGAGTTGGGAATAGTGCCATTGAGTTGACCTGAATAGCTCGGTTTGAACCTTCTCCTATTAAGTTTTCCATTGCAGTTGGAGTAAATGGGGTTGCAGCTACTACCTTAACTCCATTAACAAAAATATCAGCAGTAGTACCATTCCATTTAAACGCAACTTTAGCATTGTCAGTTGCTATAGTATGAAGGTTAGTACTTAAACCTCCAGCTACTACTGTAAATATTCCCATTCTTGACAAACTACTTCCTGGATTTCTTAATACAAATCCATTACCAACCGTTGATAAAACTCCTGTATTTAGAAAAATTCCACTTGTTGATAAATCACGAACTACAGGAATATTGTTCCTTATATCCACAAACCAAGTACCACCACTTGCAGTAATTAGCCCGTTTGTGTAAACATTGTTTCTAAGGATTTGGTCTAAATTTCTTGTAACTGTAGTAGAAGTTGTAGGTATGTAAGATGTTGCATATGCCCCTGTTTCAAGTTGGCCCATTGTAACGCTGCCTACTACTGTTAAAATTAAGCTACCCGCAGTTGGTGTAAAAGTTAAAGTAACCCTATTATTTACTCCTGTACCTACTAATGTACCAGTAGCCACTCCTGATAAAGTAACAGTTCCTGTACCATAAAATGATAAAGTATGCGCCGCTGCTGTAACTGTTCTTGTTTGAGTTGTTAAAGTATCACTTGGGAATACTAAATTAGTCCTCTGCGGCTCAACTAATATGTTAGGACAGCTACCTAGTGAGTAGTCTACTCGTGGGATGTTAAGCCGTGTTTCAGTACGTAGGTAGTCACGTGCTGAAGTGCCTTCGACAAGTTGTGCGCCCCAAATAAAAATAGTTCCTGTAGGTATTCTATAAAGAACTGACAATCCTGTTGCTACATACGTAATACCACATCTATACCAACCATTTCCTTCATTTGTAATAGAGCTTGAAATAATGCCACTAGAAGACTCTACAACTCCAGTATCCAAATTAAATACAGCTGAAATAGCATTACTTACATCTTGCGAAAGAATTATTTTATCATAACTATCCTTTTTAGCATAGATAGTAATAGTATACGTTTTTCCAATTTCTGCAACATTACTTGGTGAAAATACTCTACTAGTGGCTGATAGTCCCGTGTAAGTATCAGCAGTTAAAGTTCCATTTGGAGCAGTAACCGTATTAGAAGCAATAGATGAATTTGATTTTGACCAATACCCATTACTAAAATCCTCACTATATGAAAGCAAATTATAAGGCACTAAATCAACCAACCCCGCAGCGTTTACCCTTGTGGCAGTTGTGGCTCTTGTAGCGGTGAAATCTCCATTACCATTACTTGGAATTATGGAATATAACTTCCCTTCTTTGTAAGCATTTGGTGTTACTAATAAAGATGCGTCAGTTAATAAACTCATGAGATATTATTTAATGCTGTTAGTTGATTAAGCAAGCAAGTCTCTGCCTCAAATGTTCCACCATCAGCAGCTACTCTGGCCTTAAAGTTATTAATCAATGGAGGAATTAACCCAATAAAAATATTTGTACCATTAGGTATTCCAAGTCTTTTACTAAAATTTATATCAGTAGACATACTAATTGAATACTAGAATAATTAAAAACTCAGTTCCTGTTGAATTATAAGCAACAGTATCTAATGAGTTGTTAAGAGCTCCTGCATCAAAACTTACAGTTTCTCCAGGTTTTAATGTAACACCCTTCACGGTTCCATTAGCTGTACCTACATTAGCAATTGATATACTACACATACCAGTATAACTAAAACTATTGCTTACTCTTGCAATTTGAGTAGTTCGTTGTTGTGGTGCAAGATATGATGTTGTACTACTGGAAAATGCAGAAAGAAGAGCATCTAGCCCTTGAAGCATTTTATATTGCCAAGGAAAGTTATTCCCTTTATTACCGTAGTCTTTTAAATTACCTATTGACATGATTAATATGTTTTGTTTAATATAAATATATCCGAATATATGGAGTTACCAGCATTAGCACTACCCCATTGTACAGTAACATCTAAGGTATTATTAATTGTGGTATTGAAAGTTGTACTATTTACTGTATTGAATGCAAAACCTTGCACTGTAGCATTTGAAGTCTTTGTGTAATGAAATGCTCCTAAAGCTACTATAGATGCCACACCAGCAGTTCCAAGTTGTCTAATAGTAAAGTCTATGTTTAAACTAAATACATCATTTGTAATATTAGTAATTGGTTGAGCACCGCTATCTAGTAAAATAACACTTCCTGTTTTTACTCTAACTCTAATAGTTTGATTATTAGCTGCATTAAGTACTCCACCAAAAATAGCTCTAAAACTATCACCTACTTGAAAACCATTTGCAGGTACAGATAATGATCCTACTCCACCATTTATTAAAGTACTTTCTACTATAGTGTTAGTTATTGGAATACTATTACCAGTTTGAGCATATAGTCCAAAGTTTGCATTACCAATTGCAGCAGCAACTAAAGGACTTCCTGCAGAACCATCTCCTGTAATAGTAACTCCATCTGTATTAACACCATTAAACTCAATTACTGGATTTGCTGTATCTGTATTATCAACAGAGACTACCCCATTACCATCATCAGTAACTGATTGCACTTCTCCAGCATTTAATTGAGCTGCAAGATTTGAATATTTAATAATAGTAGGTTTATAACTACCATCATATTTTCCATCTCTTGTACCAACTACAAGTAAATCATCATCTTCCAGGACAGTTTTCACCATCCTGGTTTTGATGAGATTAAATAAGTTGGTAAGATTATTAAGCATTATGCTATAATAAGGAAATGTACTCTCATTGCTGCATTAAGTGCAGTTGCAGCAGCAGCATTAGTAATAACTACTTTAAAAGAACCTGCAACAATATCTGCTACTGTAACAATTGGGAATCCTGTAGCTACTTCATCATACTCAAGTGATACAATCACTTTAGATGTAGAAAGTACATTTGAGTTATTTACAGTAAAGAATGTTTTAGTAGCACCTGCAAGAGTTGATGATACAGTAGTAATAACACCATTCAATGCATTAACAGTTACTGGGTTAGTAATAAGAGTTGCCTGAGTACCATTAGCAGTATTATACAATGACTGCAATGGAGCAGCATTTACAGCAAGTGGAAGATATCCATCATCACGTGAAGGATCTTGTGCTCCTACTGGGATTAAACTATTAACGTCTGTTGGAAGGGTAGTTCTATAGTTACCTGCTTTAATCCAACTTATAAGATTTAAAATGTCCATGGTTATAAATATTAAATGTATACATTATAATATAATAAATAAATGCGATATAACAAAAAAAAATCCCCAGAATAACTGAGGATCTTTTGACAGGGTAGAGGAATTACTAAAGAAGAAGCTATCCTATCATATATCCTAATAAGAAAGCAACTATAATCATTGCTCCTATAGTCCAGTTTGCAATGATCCTACCTTTCTCATCTTCATGATACATATCATACACCTTATTATATATTGGTCTTGTCATAGCATTAGTAACTATCCAAAAGAAAGCTAGTGCGCTAATACCAAACATCAATATAATGGGCTTTAACCAGATCATAGTGAATCAATTCTTCTTTGTAAATATACTAAAGCTTTTTGAAGATCTTCTTTCTCAGTGGTTTTATTCTTCTTACCAGCTCTAGCAACATACTTAATTACATTACCAAGATAAAAATCTTTATCCAATTTCCAAGCTTCTAGTACATTAAAGACCTCATAGGGATTGTCTTTTCCTCCGTAGTGATTAGGTCTTGTAGCATCATTAACAATAATAATACGAGAACTAATATCAAGAGGGGTACCAGAGATCTCCTCTTTGGAGCAGATGATCTTTTCATACTCCTTAGATTCTTGACTAAAGTTTACCATACTATAACAACATCTCCCTCATTGAGGACTAGTTTAACTTCTCCATCAATATCAATGCGTTCTACTACTTCCATGTTTAGTGCACTGGTGCGTACATATACTTGGTCTCCTACAGCTACCTCTTCTACTTTATCACCAATTGCAAACACGGTAAGTTTGTTCCACATCTTTACAGCATCAGCCATCATTGCTTCTTCATCCTTAGCACTTAACTGGATTACTGACTCTTTTCTTTTTGGAAGGTCTAATAAGATTGCTCTTCCTCTTAATGTTTTAAACGGTTTCATTTTCTTTTGGGTTCATTGTGATTACTTTAACTACATTCATTTGAGCATTAAGAATCTCTCCTACCGCATGATCAAATAAAAGACTTTTTACTGGAGTTCTTTTATCCTCAGAGTATCTGCGCTTTAGAATCTCAGCCATCTCTGCTGCTAATTCTTTTACTCTATGTACATCTGCATCTCCACTTGGATTAAAACTTAACCCTACTAACTGCTCTCCGAATGAAGGGACTCTTACTTCTCTGATCCCTACAACTCCTTCTTGTTGTTCTTCCATATATTTATCAAATTTAATACGTGCTTCCAAGTTGGTTTCTGACTCACTTGCTAGTTTCTGCCATATGTCCAACTGATGTTGGGTCATACATTTTCATATGTAAGAGCAAAGATATCCGGCTTGCATGCATAGAATTCCCCGGCTACTCCTTTGATAATGTAATCACCTTCATTGGCTAACATGTCTCCCTCTAAGGTATCAATGTATAAATCCTTTACAACACCATGACTTGTGAAGTAACAAGTTTTACAAAAGCTTAAGACCTCATGATGATTCTCACCAGTCCACTGAACTGCCTCAATAACAACGGGTCTCTTCTTAAACTTCTGTGCCATGCACAAATATAAAAAACTTTTTTAAATAAAAAACCCCTCTGTGTGAGGGGCTTAATTTCTATCCTTGTCCTCTGTACAACTTCTTGTACTTCTTAGAACTTTTAACTCTGGATGTTTTAGTCTTTGCATGAACACCCGGACGAGAAACCTTTCCTTTCTCTAGCTTAGTAAAGCCATCTTTTGTCTTTGCCATTGTTATTTATTTTAATTGTATACTCTGATTTCTATTGGGGTGTTGTAAAGTGAAGAATCTACATAAGACCCATCATTAGCTGTTATTACAGACACTAAATCAATACCATTTCTCCAATATATACATCTTGCAGAAGCAGTAAAAGAAGGAGGGGATACACTTCCACCGTCACCTAAATATGGATCAAAACCAGACACAGATATTGGAGGTTGAACATACTTATCTTCTATAAATAATCCATTAGAATTAATATCATAATTACCAATACTAGCATATGTAAACCAAATATTCCCAAGAGTATTCTCTAATACAGTTACTACGGGTGCACCAGAGTTGTATATTAATTGCGCCCCATTTGGCACAATTCCATTTTGAGTACAAAGAAAATACGTACCTACATTACTATTAGGAGCACCATATATTGTAAAATCTTTATTTTCAGTATTACTAGAAATATAGTAGGTAACACCTGAATAAAACTCATCAGTAGCATTTTTATCACTTTCCTCATCCCCACCACTCTGCGTCAACAAAGCAGTAAATACTTTATAAGAAGGAGTAGGAGTAATTTGATTTGCTAAATCTTCAATAGTCATTGCTCCAGCTAAGTACCCATCATCTCTACGGTTATCTTTTAATCCTACAGGTAAAAGGGTCTTTGCAGGGTCTACTGAGTTAACAACTCTACTACCTTTTATCCAGGAAATAAAATTTAAAATATCCATTGCATAAGTATATATACTATAAAATACAAAAAATTATTCATTATCATAAAACATTCTCTCAGAATCTTCTGTGTGCCATTTCTCAAATCCCTCACAATTGTAGTAATCTTTGTTGACTAAGTAATCTGGCTTTTCAGGGAATGGTTTAGTCACAAAGCTAGGCTCTGACCACTTGATCCGGTTGTTAGGTTGTAACGCTATCTGACCATTATCAAGTAAAATGATGTGGTGGCTCTTATGCTCTAGTGGATCTTCTGCTAGAGACAGATCTGTGTTAGGATCATTAGACCCCCAGTTGATAGTACCATAATAACTACCCGGGTAGAACTTATGATCTTTCATATAGACTTCTACTCTGGTATCATACAAATACGATAAGTGAAGTAAAGTGAAGTTATAAGAAAAGCAATTCCATATCTGCAAGTAGTGAAAAGGTAGATCTGGATCTGGAGTCTTTGGTTCAGTTAGAAGTGCATGACTTGGCAGTTTATCCCGGAGTACACCATTCTCT